TCAACAGCTCGAATCAGGAAGGAGAAGTCGATGAGTTTTTCCCATTCTAAGCGCTTCGGCATCCGTGACACATCGGCCGTTGTGACACTTGGAAAAGCAAGTGTCACGGCAACCTGTCACGCTCGTAACCCTTTATTTTTCAACCCTTATTTCTTTACTGTGTCACTTGTGACAGATAATGTGAATGAATCTATATATAGGGAAAAAAGTAAAAATAGGGGTATAGGTAATATAAAATTTAAATTTGTGTATATAGGGGGATATGAAAATACGATGTGTCACGGCACACGTGACACGCTGAGGACTTATCTTACCCCTTTCAACAACTAGAAAGGAGACTACCATGAATAACGATTCATACGCTCGTGATGAGCAAAAACGAAAAGAGCAATACATGACCGCTTACGAATCTGAGGCGGCTAAGAACTGGATTGCTTCGCTGCCACCTGAAACTCGGGAAAAGGCAGAATCATTGGGGCTGCTGACTCCACAAACAGAGTGGGGTATCAACGGCCATAGTATCGACCAGCTGTTGCCTTGCTATGAACCCCGCCGGGAGGACGTTTACGATGACGGTCTGATTGCGCGTCCGTTGCAGAAGCTCAAAACTCATGCGGATCTGGTGAGTTCTGATGGCTGGGCGGCGGCTTTCGACAAGCTGGATGCTGATGAGGAGTCGGTGCTGTCTGCGTTTCTGCAGCAGGATGGTAATCCTCGCTTACGATGGGCTTGTATTTGCTACCTGCTCGGTCAGGGGACTTGCGAAAGCCTGGCGCAGAAGCTTGGCATGACCAAACAGGCTTTTCATCACCATGTGCGCAAGATGGAGAAACAGCTCGGTCTTCCTCCGATGGCGAATCAACGCAGCGAGAAAGTCCGTGACCTCTACCGCAGGAACAACAAACGCCGTAGCTGATGCGTTTTGACACACTCCCTACAGGTATGAAAAACAAAAATACAGTTACGGTTGTAGAATCGGTGTCGAACAATGGTGCTTGTCATGTTAACAGTACAAGCAAACCGGAAGAAATGCCTGCAAAAGGGACGATTTCTGAAAGTGGTTGTACTGTTAACAGTACAAGCAAATGTTATTCGCTCATGGTTCCGTCAGGCGTTGAGGGCATCTTAATGACTGGTAATGGGCTTATTGTGACGAATGAAGATATTTCTTCTGAAGAGTACAATCAGTTGTTCCGTACGGTTCTTTCCCTGCACAAGTCTAGTTGCTGGCTACTGGGGGACATTCTTCTGCTGGGTGACCGTCAATGGGGCAACCAGTACACTACGGGCAAGTACGAAGAAGCTATGCAGGCTACCGGGTTGTCACGCAGCAGCATCCGCGATATCGTGCGTACTTGCAAGCTGTTCCCGGTAGATAAGCGTCATCCTGAGCTTTCGTTTACGCATCACCGCGAGATTGCCTCTACGGATGCCAACCCCATCCAGCGTGATGAGGTGCTCCAGCAAGCCGCCAAAGACAAACTGACCTGTACAGCTCTGCGTAAGCAGCTCAAACAGACTCGATTTGTTGAGGATGATGAGCCGGAGGACAACTCCCGACCGCCCCAGGGTGAAGAACCTGACCGTCTCGGTCTGCTTGACCTGCCTGAACGAGTGGCCCCAGATGCGCCCCCTTTGTGGGATGCCATGAAGTTCAAGCAATGGGTGAATAAGCAGGAGCCGGAGGAATACACCGCCGAACAATGCGCCCAGGCTATCAAGCTGACCGAGGATATCGCCGATTTCTATCAGCAGGTGCTGGCACGCCTCGAAGAACTCGAAAACAGCGAAAATACCGTGTAAAAGCATGTTCCGACACCAGAAAAACAGTAGGAATGGCTCCCGCAAAGGACGAATTCAGCGACAATTTCGACTGACAACACACCATGACGGAAGGAGTCGAAGCGTAAGGAATCTATTTACTGTCAATAGATTAAAACAGGCCGCCTTTAAGGCAAGTGAAGAAAGCGCACAAACCATTTTTTTCTCATTCCCACTTTTTTCTGTTGTTGACCTCTGCAATTTCATCCCATCTGGCATGCTGGTTAAGCCTTTGAAAGTCATAAAACAAAGATATCTGAGATGGTGGCGTTTTCTGCCCCTCTGAAACGACCTAAAATGTGGGAATGAAGCCCTGTCTCATTCCCACTTTCATTCCCACTTTTTGGCACAATATGCACAAGTTCATTCCCACTTTCGTTCCCACATTTGTATCCCGCTTTTTAAGTCACGTTCCGGTCATGATGCTGGGCGTGGCGTTCTTTATCACCACGCTTTCAGCCGTGCCGGAGAACTCTTTGCCACCAACATGCGAGTAGTTGTAAACCATTGTAAATCAATGTTGTGATGCCGAAGAAAAAGCAAGAAAAAGCGTGACATTGTCTCTGATTATGCTAGAGTATAGAAAGCGATAAAGCGCTAACTATAAATATGCAAGAGTTAATCAAAACAGCATGGCCGGGAGCCTTGGTAGATGCCGAAACCCTGCAATACGAACTGTGGGGCGAATGCAAGCAGCCCCAGGATTGCCGGGTGGTCATACACGAGCCTGATTCTTTCAACCGAGGAGGTATCACCGTCACATTCGGAAGCCAGAAAACCCACAACGGAGCCAACATGGCAAGGGTGATAGCCCTGCCGAATGGCATGCGCCGATTGGAAAGGTACAGGGTCACGGACGACTTCGATATTCAGCCAATTTCCACCATCATCCACTTCCTGCCGGAGAACATGAAAGAGGAGTGGCTTTCCAATTTCCCTGAATAACACCAATACAACCATGAGTAACAAGTACACACCAGAACAGGAGGCGCAAGCCCAGAAAATGGCCCTCCAGATAGCGGAAGAGCTGGCCGGGGGCTTGCAGAACATCATCGTCTGCACCGGGTGCAAGGATTTCCTTGCCCTGACAGCGGAGCCTGAGAAGAAGTACATCGGCGGGCTGGTCTTCCGATACCCCCGCCGCTTTGCCAGTAACCACTCCAACGAGGTACGCATTTTCGCCATGCAGGATGGAACCCGCAAGCTGGAATGGGGCTACGTTACGAAAGAAAAAGGGTATCTTCCCCTCGAAACGGAAGAGGGCGTAGCCCCGGAAAAGCTGGAGGAAGTCTGGTGGGAACACACCGCCTGTACCGTTCGCCCGCCGTGGTTTGTGGAAGCATGCCGGATAAAGCTAAAGCTCGGGCGAACCGTTGTCACCCCTGGGGCAAACGAGGCATTTACGCAGGAAGAAATCGGCAAGTGCATAAAGCGTCACTCCTATGGCGATTGGGGCGATTGCTGCGATGAAGACAAGAAGACTAACGATGCTGCACTTAACCCAAAGAATCCCTGCCGGGTGATAAGCGTCTACAAGTTCGAAGATGGACGAGTCCTCTGGGTCATTACGGAATGGGATAGAAGCGCAACAACTGCTCTATTGCCGGACGAATACTAATCAACCTCAACCCCGCCCCTGAATAGGGGCTTTTTCTTTTCCCGATTTTGACGCGCCCCCTATAGTGTCCGCAAGCTGCTACGGTTGCAGCGGAGGACAAAATCTAAACATAGAAAGAAAAACTATTATGTCTAAAACTTTAGACCTTATGACGGAAACTCCTAGCGCAAGTTACGAGAGTTATGATTCTATCACCGCCAGTATTAATGTGTGGACGAACGAGGCTATCGAAGGTAAGCAGCTTGGTACAAAAAACGTAAATCTGCTTGTTCCTGTCGGACAGATTGCTCGTCTGAATGTTAATTTCACTGTCGATGACTGGGGTTACATTAAAGCTACGCGAATCGCAGATTCCACCAATGGTAATGACCCGACTCCTATGGAGTTTCTCATTGCCGACATGGCTGAAGCTGATGATCGACGTGGCGCCATGGGTGGGCACACCCGTTGGGGGGTAACCAATAAGAGTATCGAACTGCCCGCGGGTCGCTATGTTCTGGAGATTTCACAGACCAATCAGGTTCTGAGCGAGAACAATGCTTCTGTGAATGTTTCCTACTGTGACCTTAACATTTCTGTTGAGTATCTCGAAGCAAAACTCCGTTACTTTACTGTAACCTTCAGCCGTAGCTCTGATGTTGTAAATGATGCAGACAAGAATACAGAAACTGCTTCTTATTGCTCTTCTGGTTATGTGTTTAAGGGCGAACTAATTGGGCATTTCTGTACTGGTAATAGCCTTGCAACGTTTACAGATGTAACTACGAAAAGCTATGGCCTAGTGCAAACCGGTGGTTGGATGGCAAACGCAAGTCCTTGGGTTAAGAAGCAGGTGAAAACGTCGGCTAATGCCAGCGCGTCTGACACAATGCGAATTGATGTCACTAAGCGCTTTAATACCGGGATGGATGACCGAACTCTCTGGCCTGATACCTGTTGTCCTGGGCAGAATTTGAAGGTACATACTTACCAGACAACTGGACTTCCGGGATACGGCATAGACGAACCCACCGCTAGCGACTCTAGCCACATTAATCATCCAGATTATCTGCGAGCTGATCTCGAAATCCATCAGGCTTCTCGCATCGGTTCTGAAGGATGTATCAGTGTTCTAGATGCCGCAAAGTGGCAGGAGCTTCGCTGTGATATGGATAGCATCAATGCTGATACATATGTTCCGGACTTGCTTATCTCGTATGCAGGTGCTCAACCTGACCCCTTTAGACATCCTGAAGGCGCAGAAGTAGCAGTTAACAACTAACCATAAATTAACTAATAGTGAGGCCACGACTATATTAGCCGTGGCCTCATTTACACCATATGCTATTTCATGGATCGCCTATAAGCATCTGAATATAAAATTCTCGTATATACTGGGTACTTTTTTTGTGCTTCAACGATTGTTTGAAGAATCTCTGAGTACTCAGAATTTCCCTCTGCTCTATTTTTCCAAAATGACCCGCCAGGAGGAGGATATGGTATTGCTCCATTGGACAGGAGTAATTTTACGATTTCTAAATCTTTTTTTTGCATAGCTTCAGTCAAAGGTGTGCCACTCCATCCATCATGATTCCACCAGTCATTAACTTCCTCTGGGTGCTCTGAAATTCTGTCAATAACCGCCTTTCTGGAAGACTCACTCCCATCCATATTCTGAATGAGTCGAATCAAAATACTATCGTACTCAAAATACTGCATATTTCCATATCCCGGATGGAGGGGATTACCTGGGTATACGATTTCCTCAGCATTCGCAACAGCGATAGAAAGAAAACAACAAGCTAAAATTGATGATACTATTTTCATGTGCGATTCATAGAGCAGGTTTAAGCTCTTGCATTATTATAACAATTTTAAGCTTTAGATGCAAGTTGTTAGTTGGCTTTTCGCTCATTTTCGCTCATTTATAGATTATGTCTTACAACCGCCCCTGAACAGGGGCTTTACTCGTATGCCGAACATCGTCACACCATCACAAGCCGACACCGTTCTGGAAGTCAACCGCGCCAATGCCATCAAGCAAGCGGTCAGTAAGGTCAAAGCCAAGAAGCCACTCACCAAAACGGAGGTTGAGCTGTTGCAGACTATCGCGTACAGCGCGGAACAAGGCGGCGACCCTAATATCACCGAGGTCAGCACCGTGGTGGATTTGGCGGCTGCGCTGGGGGTATCACGCCGGAGCATTGGCAACTGGCGCAAGATGCCGGATGCCCCGGAGCCGAAATCCAACGGAAAACACGATGTGGTGGCATGGCGCAAGTTCCTGCATGACCACCATCTGGACGGCAGTTCGCCCGGCGACGAAGAGGGACTGAAAGTCCGCAAGTTGCTGGCCGAAGTCAATGAGCGAGAGTTCCGCTTGTCGGTTCGCAAAGGCGAATACATCCGCAAGGATATGGTGCGGGAAGCGTGGCTGAGCCGCTGCGGGCGCGTGGTGAACCTGTTGCGAGCAAAGTTTGAAAAAGAGATGCCGCCTCGGCTGGTAGGGCTGGATGCGCCGAGCATACAGGAAGCTCTATCGGCAGCGATAGATTCCGTTCTGCAGGAGCTACACGAGGGAAAAGGCGATAGCCTGACTCCCTGATTTTGACGCATCCCCAAGGGGTGTGTCATCCAAACGTAACAGCTCTGAACTTGAAAACCGATTTGCCACCCTGTGGGATGCCATAGGTGGCCCGGAGTTGGTGCGTGAGTACCGATTTGACAAAAGCCGCCGCTGGCGAGCTGATTTTGCATGGGAAGAAGCGCGGCTTCTGATTGAGATAGAGGGTGGCGTATGGAATCGGGGGCGGCATCTGACACCCAGAGGCTTCATGAACGATGCCGAAAAGTATCTGGCAGCCACCTTGCAGGGCTGGGCGGTTATTCGTCTGGTAGACTCCATGCTTACCCCGGACACCATCAAACAAATCCTTGATTATGCCCGAAACCGAATATCTGGAAAACCTGTGGCGTGAAGCGTGGACTCCACCCGACCGCAAGGATGTCTGGATGTGGGCAGAGGAACATATCGAAAACATACCGTACTCGCCCATACCCGGACGTTTTCGTGTTGCCAACTCTCCGATGCTGGCTGAGGTCATGCAGGAAATGGTGAATCCCCGTACCCGAGTCGTGAGTATCATTGCAGCGGTGCAGAGTTCCAAGTCCACGGCGATTGAGATTACCTCGTGCTACATCATCTCGAATCTGCCTGGCCCCACACTTTGGCTGGATCAGAACGATGATGATGCCCGCGACCAAGCCGAGGGGCGACTCCGCAAGTTGTTCGATTGCTGCCAACCTGTGAAAGCCCTGTACCCGGCAGACAAGTACAAGCTGCGCAATACCACCATCCACTTTGCCAACGGCATGACGCTCTGGGTTGCCGGAGCATACAACAAGAGCAACCTGCAACGCCGCTCTATTCGCTGGCTGATTGGTGACGAGACTTGGCGCTGGCCACAAGGGCACATGGCAGAAGCCGAAGCCCGAACGACCGCATTCGGTTGGCTGGGCAAGTGCATCTTCTGTTCACAGGGAGGCTTTGCCGGAGATGATACGCACAACAAGTTCGAGACAACCGACCAGCGGGAATGGATGTTTACCTGTCCGCATTGTGGCAAGGAACAGGCGTACTCTTGGTCATGCGTGGAGTGGGGGAGTGATTGCAAGGATGCCGAGGGTAACTACGATTTCCGCAAGGTACGGGCTACGACTTACATGCGCTGCGCTCATTGTCAGGCAATGTTCGAGGACAGAGACGATGTTCGGCGCGACCTCAATGCCCGGTCACGCTTTGTCCCGCAGAATCCGAATGCAGCCACGGAGTATGTGGGCTTCCATTGGAATGCACTCGCCACCATGAGCTGGGGCATGCTGGCTGAGC